AGAAGCGTAGTCGATGATAATATTATTTCTAAACTGACTCGGAACTTCAGAGGTTGAAGCCTTTTGGAATAAGGCACTAATGGTTTCCTTCTCTTCCTCAAGTCTCTTAGTCTGGGAAATGCTATGGTCGAGTTGAATCTTCTGTTTAAGTATTGGTCTAAGATCTATGTTGTCAATTAAGACCTGCTCTACGCTATCATCTGTCCCGTCTGGGAGAGAAAACAATGGGACAGCCTGCCCGTTTATCGGGACGGAAAATCTTCCTTCGTTTACTGAGATTTCTTCTCCGTAATTATTTCTGTAACCCCTTAGATAGTCATCCATATGAGCTTCAGGGGACACATCAGGATCTAAATCGGTGAAACTTTTATTAGTTAATCCATGCTTTAAATTAATAGCCTGACTAGTTCTTGCTCTTTCCATGGCCTGTAGATCAAGCAATGTTTTTGTACTAGTTAACTCTCTATTTACCAGACCCCATACTTCATTTCCAAATTCAGTCCCACTAGAGGGAAGAGATCTAGCTTGTTTCTTTAACTCCCATTCTCTTTCTTGGAACGTGTTCTTCTTAGATAACTCAAAGGTTAGTGTGTCCATTACCATTTCACGAGCAGCTGTTTTACCACCGGGATGGATTGACTCCAGAGTATTATAGTAATAATCTCTGTTGGATGCAAGGAATTCCCAGCTATTTCCTATATCTCTTTGCCATTTTCTAAATTTTTCATCCGGATTCAGACCAGCGTTTGCTTCGAGGAATTCTTCAGACTTGTCTATAAAGGACTGACCATACATATCTTGGGCAACATCAGTATTTATTTCTGTTGGAACCATTCCAGCCATTCTTTTAAGGATATCATACGTCATAATCAGCCTCCTCCAAATCCACTAATCCAGCCTAGTAAACCACCCTGTTGATATTGTGAGGGGTCTATACCCATTCGATCAGCCAGATTCTCCAAACCTTGGGTCTGGTTTTGCATGGCTTCGGCTTGTCCGTATGCCAAGGCTCCGCTCATAGCTCCGCTGACAATACCAGTTGTAAGTGCTTGTTGCATAATCGAAGAATCCGAAACTTGATACAGTGTTGACGGCATGAACTTAACCTGATCTGAGTACCCGAAGTCTCTTTGAGCCAGCATCTTCTGTTGCTTTCGTTCTGCCGACACCATAGAGTTAGAATAATTAACAGACTTATTAATCATCCCTTTCTTTGCGGTTTCTAAAGTTTGTCTTAGTATTGCTCTTGCGGTTCCGCTGTTTATGTTTACATTTCTCGCTTGCATAGAAGTTTGGATTTGTCCATTAGCCTTTTGAAGACCACGAGAAAACTGACCAGAGGCATTATCGTGATTATACTTTAACCAGAACTCTTCCTCACCCTTAGCTTTGCTAGCCGCCTGACCAATCTTTACATTTGTCATCCACTTAGCTGCGTTTGCTTTGGCAATGTTTCGGTTCTCAATCTGGTTTTGCATCTTTCGCTGGAACTCTTGTTCCTCATGCTGAAGACGAGCAATTTGATTCTGGGCTACCTGAGCCTGTCCTCCCATGATAGATGAAAATAACTGACCGCCGCCAGCTATTAGTCCCATAGTGAGTGGATCCATAAGAGTTCTCCTTACCAGTAACGGGGCGTAGACCGCCACTTATTATTGTTTAAATTTTGTCTCAAGTCCCTAGGCATTCCTTTGTTTAAGGTCGCACCAGAAACCTGATCTTTCCATAGCCCCATACGTCTATCGTCGTGCATCCATGTTTTAACTAATGCTTCCCTTTCGTTCTGTTGGTTTTTAGCAATAATAACATCAACATCTTTTGAAAGCATATCTTCCCAATGATGTACTGTAGCCGCCAGTACATCCACACGGTCATCCTTAGGCAACGCACCCTTCTTATCAAAGATTCTTGTAAGCTGCTTCTGGGTTTCTTCCTGACTAATAGCCTTCCGATCAAAGACTAGACGATGGGAAGACATAACAGGTTCTAAATACTCTATGATCCTAGCTTCCTTGCGGCCCATAACTCTGTAGTCTTCAATGGCCACTCGACCACATACTTCGGACACAACCGGAGCAAGTAACTGACAATACATAGCATCACCAAAGTTACTTTCGACACAGATGTGGTTTACTCCATACTCGTAAGCTAGCTTAGCAATCTTCTTAAGGATTGGTTTCTCATATCCTCCGGGGTATCCAATCAATTCGTGAATGAATATATAACCATTAGCGAACGACCCAACACAGACTGCTGTTTCATCCTCACCTCTACCACTAGGGTCCACATACATAACTCGTTGTGCATAAGGGACATAGGTATCAGATATCCACATGGGTTCGTAGATCAAATCCCCAGATAGCCCATATGTTGGGACACCCTTCATGGGTTTTGATTTAGCCCAGATTAGTTTCTCTGGACATACCTCAGGATTAACATCTATTACAATAAGATCAGATAAGCGAAGAGGATATTTCTCAAAGTCCGCGAGCGTGGTGTCGAGCTTATAGTGCAGTGCAAAAAGTTTTGGCCCAATCTTTGCCATCCTTTCAAGAAGAACTTCTTCGGGAAATCGTTCTGGTTGTGTGGGTTTGTTAGGTTCAATGTTAAGACCCAAGATCCACTCATCTACATCTTCTGTTTCAGCAATGTCTTCCTTATCTGGCATGACTGCTGGAAACTTTGTTACTTTATACCCCACCTTTAGGTGATTATAAATAGAATCTTTAATCTGAGGAGTACCCAAAAAGATAACCCGGCCACCCACGTTCCTGATCTGTTCAAACTCAGCCACCTTATTAAGCAGTTTCTCTCTAGCGTTAGCTGTCTCACAGTTGCCTTCGATCTCTACATCATCAGCAATAACATAGTCAGCATGAGAACCTGTGATCTGAGAAGAAATACCACGGGCAAAGCAAGACTTGTCCTGCCCAATCTTAGTCCTTGCTTCTACGTTGAATGCAAAGGCATTGTCCGTGGTATTGTCCCCCGGACGCAGGTGTTCACAGTAGGGAACAAGGTCCAGAATCTTCCTCGTCATGCTAATAAACTCGGCTGCTTTGTTACCAGTTGCAGACACAACCATGATGGTAGCATTAGCATCCCGCAGGAGGAACCATGAGGCCAGACAGGCCGTTATAACAGACTTTCCGAATCCCCGACCGGCCTGAAGTTGCATGTCTGTAGCGTAGTTCTGGAGCCTCTCAGCCATAGCGTACTGAGCCGGTGTAGGTTCTCCCAAACCTAGGTGTTTAAAACAAGCCCAAAGATGGTTCCGAAAATCTTCGAGCATTTCTTGGGGTATCTTCATCAGTACTTCTTTACTTTCTTACCCGTCTTCTTGGCATACTTCTTGGCCGCAGCTTTACCCTTGGCAGTGTATGCAAACTTCTTCTTTCCTACCTTTGGCATTACGAAGCCTCCTTCTTGAAGGGGATAGCATCCGTCATCTTCTGCTCAAGGAAGTCGAGAGAATCAGACGGGATGTCATCTAGTGATGCACGGTTATCGTTGATATAACCACGAATAATCTGATAAAGACCCGGAGTGCATTTACTCTCGTCATCTAAATCAGCTAATAGGCTGTCAGCCAGCCGGTCATTAAGTATGTTAATTTTATCTGTCATCAATAGAGTGCTCCATCAGTATCAATAGAATCTGCCACAACAGCCATGATACCGATCTTTATTGTTTCGTTTGATAAACCAAGACTATTAAGTGCGCTACCATCTGTAGTCATAAAGGTAATTTTTAAGTCAGGGGCTAAATTATGGTTCACCGGATCATACCCACTGCGAATTGTGTGGTTTACTTTAGCCCACCCTGCTGGAGCTTCGTCACTTCCCCCAGAACCCCCAGTACACAGAACTGTAACTGAAAAATGTAAGACTTCTGCACCTGCTGGGCCAGCTAATCCATGCAAGGACCAAAAGTCATTCAGTACAAAATCCTCTTGTTGATTGGATGAATTAAAAATAAATGTACCCGGATAGTTAACAGACCAAGTACTAATCCTAGAATTAGTAGGTCTTTGTCTTGTATAAGAATTCGATCCTGTAGTTTGTTGAACCTCAATCTGAGGAGTAAACCCGGTATCCATCTCCTTGCCCCAAGACACACCCCCGACACCTGTGTTCGGCTCTCCGGATGGGTAATAGAGGTTACCAAATGTTCGTACTCTCTGCTTTACATAGCTACTATCTGTTGCCTCATGCCATATACCCACAACATCTCTTGCTACGTTATTGCTAACAGTGACATTATCGCTGGTATTAAGGTAGTATATTCTATCACCCGAATTCTCACCCGTGTCGGATCTATATCCTGATATATTATTGCCCGTTATTAGAATGTTCTTAGAAGTGGTTGGGCCTTGAACTGCTATCGCAAAGTTTTTTGAAGTTGCGTCATATCTATTCATAATGATATTATTATTGGATATTTGTGAGTTAATGATATGGATAGTTTCAATACCATAACGAGGGCCCGAGGTCATATCAACACCATTCTCACCGTCTATTAAATTGCACACTACTCTGTTACTACTGACTATAACTTCCGAAGCGTGGTGAACAGCAATACCTCTGTGACTCTTAGATATAGAGTTTCCTTCTACAGTAACACCATGTATTCCATTTGTATCATAACCTATGACCACAATACCCCAACTACCCGGACTTAAGATATTTCTTATTATATTGTTACTAACAACGACACCATTAGATATTCCTGAGCCTCTCGCACTACCGCTCAACTGGCCTGATCTAACATAAATACCACGAACAGTTCTAGTAGTATCTATAATATTATTAGAAATAATAACACCAACTTCTTCATGTTCGGTAACATTATAATAATGAATAACTGCTGATGCCGGTTCATTATCTTCTTCCCCTACCGGGTATTCCGTACCAGAGTGTTTAATAGTATTATTAGTAATAGTAGCATTACCCCCAAGTCCGTAGATGCCAAAAGTTTCTCCACCAACTATAGTATTATCACTGACCTTGTAGTCATCACAGTACCAGAAGTTATGTCCCACGTAGTCAGTTTTCCCCGCATAGGTAGCATCACCACCGTCAGCATCATACCTACTTCTTTCTTTTATAAACTCACTCTGATTATTTGTAAAGCGGATCCCATGATTCGGACCTCTGGAGTATGAAGTAGAAATACTAGAATCCATAGAACCGTGGAATGGTACCCATATTTTATCAAAGGTGCAATTATCCACCACTACATTTTCACAGCCATTTCTAACGGCAACACCATAGGATGCTATGTTCCAATTAGCGAAGACATCTTGAATACCTTTAAAGGTACAGTTTGTAATCTTAATATTTTGACTGGCTTCAATACGCACAGCATATGTAGTAAACCCCTCGAATGTCACGTTGTCAACAATGACATCCTCATTATATCTGTTAATCGTTAGAGCAGTGGTGCCTTGATTTGCAGAAATACTAGATACATCTTTTAATATACCGTTTCTGATTTGTATGTTTTTTGTTGTGTTGATTAGCTCTAATCTTACATTAGAGGAAGTTGAATCAGTATAGGTATATCTCAATGGGTTTGCTAGCTCAAACTCTGCATCGTCAACATAAGCAAGCTTGTTCCATTCACCAAGATATCGGTTAGTATCTCCACCAGCCTCGGTATTATCGTCTTTATACCACATAATATCATCAGTCCAGATTCTAAGAGATCTACTGGCCCATGTGGGCATACCAAGAGTCAAGAAATCAGAATCAGAACCTAAACCGCTGTCGGTAAAATCAAGATCACCCTTTTTAAAAGCAGTATTAGTTCCAGTATATGTATGGGTAAAATCTATAGATCCACTTGCGGTTATGAATAATGTATCAGAACTTGTCACATTGAATTCGATAGTCGATCCATTCAAATCTAGGTGATTGTTTTCTCTAACATTAATAGTAGAGGTAACTTTATATCTTCCATAGGGGAAGAATACTGTTCCCCTTACACCATTGGTAAGGTGATCTAAAGCTGCTTGGATAGCCGTAGTATCATCAGCCTCCCCGTCACCCACAGCACCAAAGTCCTTGACATTAACCCAGTCTGCGAAGTGGTCATCTAAGTCTCTAGAAGTTGTGCCGCCAGTAGCCGTAACTTCAGTATTTCCAAAGCTTGCACTTTGTACGTACCTGCCATCGCTGGTTGATTTGTTATAGAAGTTATCATTTACCTCAGACTGTGTATAAAGATTGGCATCAATGTGAGTCTTGTTATAGAAGTTAGTAAGAGAGGCAATACCAGTAACTTCAGCTCTTGAGTAAGTCTCTGCCTTTGTGTACACATCTAACTTAGTAGCATTTATTGTTACGGCACCAGTCTCAGTACCACCATTTGCAGTGATAATAGAATCTACATCTGCGGTTGGGGCTGCCAGTTGAATCCAGTTTGCTGCTACACTACTTGGAGCTTTTCCTAAGATATACTGCCTTCCGTTATCACTCCGAATAGTCCAATCACCAATCTGTGGATCATTACCTTCAGAGTCTTTAAGGGCTATCATTTCTGCTTCGCTGTCTGGAGTACTTCCATCTGTTTCTGTTAAAAACTCAGCAATAGCAATCTTAGGGAGTTGTGCTGTATCGAGTACGCCGGGATCACCAACAAGGTCAGCCTTAGCTGCTAGATTAGACGCAGTATTATCCATAAATATCTGAAGAGCTGCATCGATTCCAGCAACCACAGAATTTATATGATCTCTAAGATAATAGTTATTAAGGTTGTTAACGCCCTCAAGATAGCCTCTGTTTACCACATCACCGGTGTCTAGGGGTGTCACACCCGGACTACCGCAGTTTGTAATCTTCATATTCTTAGCATCCCAGACTGATCCGGTACCGTCTTGTCCTTGAGCCGTTAAGAACAAGGTATCATCTACATACTTCTCATCAATAAGACCCTTGGCATTGAGGGGGCAGACACCGCCCGCAGTTCCAACCGAGGGATTCAAGGTACCGAAGTTATGCCACAGAGCATAGTTCTCTTGTGCCAGTCTAAAGCTTTGGTCCGTAGCTACGTTTAAGGAGGCGGCAGTTAAACGAGAGCCGGGATTAAAGTTTATACTCTTTATCGCGGAGGGAGTTTTTCTTAAGATATAAATCTTGTCAGAATCTTTAATATCCGGTAAGATATGTTCAGTAGTACCCCCACCAGTCAAGTCTTTTCTATTCCACTTCCACCCTGTAGCGGCTGTAAATGTGACTGTCCCAGAAGAACTTACGGTATACATAAGACTTCCGGATGACGCTGCGTTCGGAAGAGTCCAGATTTCCCACGCTTCTTCTGCTGTTATCGGTCTAGCATCATGATCGACAGTAGTAATATCCGTAAAATCAAACTGACGAATAAGGATGATTTCATCTTGAACCGTAGTAAGGTTTTCATAACCACCAGAAGGATCATCTCCCGGCATAAAAGTTGTGCCAATATCTAATGTTCTAGAATCGGTAACATTCTCCCCCGTATAAGAGGCTATCAATGTTTCTCTAGTATTGTTGTTTAGTGCCATAGGTGCCTCCTAAGAATTATGATACCTTGTAATGGGTTTAAATTTGCCCGTGAATTGCAAACTAGCAATGTTTAAAGGGTGTGGGTTTTCTGAAGAAATTGTTATTCTAACATCTTCTGCAAATCCAAGTATCGGGAATCTTTCCTGACGTTCAGAAATGTCCCCACTATTAGATCCTTTACCAATCCAATCCTCTTCCCATCTATCATCTGCTGTATTAAAGACGAAGTTATGAGTTTTCTTGGATCTATTATTAACATTTACCTCAACGTCGAAAGCTTTAGAATTGTAGGTTTGAACAATACCAGACCTAAGATTTAAAGTACCGGGAGTAATATTATTAGCTTCATCTCTTAAATAGATAGGAGACAGGATTACAGAACTCTTGAACTTCCTACCAATAAAACGGATAGTGTCGATCCACGGAACGGTAGTCTGAGGCCCATCTGGGTTATTTAAATCATTTGGATTGGGTACTTCGTAATCATAGTTACCTATCATCTGGTAGTGTAAGTAGTTTTCCGCAAGAGGATCTCGGGTTATATCTACAAACTCACCCGATGAAGTAACTACACAATCAAATACGGGAGGATTTATAAAAGATGCATTAACTGAAGCTTTTAGCTCAATGCTACTTAAATTGGTTTCTACATCATACTCCACTTCTTTAACCATATCTTGAAGTGACCAAACCATATCATCTAGTCTAGGAGTCTGAACATTATGAGGAGATAAATTTAATCTGCTAACCCACAGAACATCCTTAAACTCAGGTAAATTATTAGCTGATTGAATAAGGTAAAGATATTTACCCCATGATCTCATGCCATGTATTTGAATAAGCTCGTCAGCTGTATAACCCGATGAAGTATCAGGTCCAGTTGTCCAATCAAAGAAAGCATTCTGAACAACCTTCTCACCAGAGATTTGGTTTCTATAGCAATAAATCTTTGGAGGAGTCCACGGACCTCCCAAACCCGATGTACTACCCATCTCCAAACCAAATAACATAGACCCGTAAGACGATGCTTCTGAATCATGAAGCTTATCTGGGAGATAATTAGGAACATGTTTTGAAACCTCAAAGGCTTGCTCTGTAGCTAAGTCTCTCTGTCCAAAGTAAATAAACAACTGACCCTTACTATAGAAGAATAAGTTATTATTCATTGATTGAGGAGACACTTCAGTCATCATAGGATAGAATGCTGTAGGAGCAAACTCCGCAGTCAAAGGAGAAATAACATTATTAGATCCAGTTAATTCATACTGCGTATTGCCAGATGTACCCACAAAGAGGAAGTCTCTGAACGGAACAAGGTGCGTAACTGGAGTATAGTTATTCGAAGAGATTCGAAGATCTAATGGATCTGAATCTACAATATTATCTACATTAGCAATAAAGAAGTTATCCCAATCCCCGCTACGGGAAGCAATGATTGTATCCTCGTTTGCCAAGAACAACCTATCTCTATAGTAAGCCATTGCAGTAATCTTACTTTCTTGTGGATCATCTGTTGAGGGATTAAAGAAGATACCGGGACCGCGATTACTTTCAGCATCACCATTCTCTCTCTGCTCCCAATCCACAGGACCACCATAGTAATTTAACTTACCCACCTCGTCAAGCTCACTATATAATAATTGAGGCATTCGCCTACTATCAAGTGTAGTCCTTGGACCCGGAGTTCGAATCTTTTTAAGATATGGAGCTTTGTCCTTGCGGATAATCCGATACCACCCCGGAGTATTTTGTTGGAATGCTTGGCTTAGGTAAATAATCTTACCTTTCCCTTTCCTTTGAGCAGACCACTCTGGAAATTCTTCCGAGTATGGAGGAAAATCATCAGCATAATTAGCTTCTAAAACCGCCTTAACAACATCACCACCGTTATAAGCCACCAAGTCTGTAGTATCTGGAGGGAATTGGAGGTCCGCAAAACTTTTAAAAGATTGTCCAAGCTCTATGGAATCTTGATTTGGATATACATAGTCTTCTACAGGAATAAACTGAGAAAAAGACACATCTCCTACCCGTTCCCAAGGATCGCCCACGGGAGTAAATGAAAGCCAGAACTCAATGTTTCGAGGCTGACCACTTGGTATTTGGAGGCCGTCCCCTACGGTAACAGTTACTCTTTCCCATCTTTCCCTGTCTTGGTGTGGCGGTAATGTAGAACCCATAGGATTATCTGCATCAGAAAGTAAAGCATTGGTTGGACCCGGTAGTTGATTGGTGTCGATGTAGTCCCGAACTTTCCAAATTCCAAATCTTGTTGGATTACCTCCTATAATAATATCATCTGGATAGAATTCTGTACCAGCATATTGCCCAAAAAAATCTCGCTCGTCATCGATACCACTCATTTCATCGTTAGACCAAACATTAGTTATTTTATCCCCCATACTCCGACCAAACTTTCCGCCGGAGAAAGAGTTAGGAATAGTAGAGGCGGTATACTGTTGTAAATTCCATGTTCTTGTTCCACCAATGTATCTGGAGGTGTTAGGAATTCGATCCGATTCCTCCTCAGCATTCGCATCATTTGCGGCAGTAATAGGTGTTCCATCATAATATAAGTTTAAGTTTTGTACGTGACTATTGACCCATACACGGCTATTTGTAGAAGGACCGTGGTTCTTTTGTTGAATAATAATTCTGCCTGCAAATTCTGAAGTATCGTTTATACTCTTTTGATTAGCATAAGCAATTAGCGAAGAGTTTTGAACAAGGTTAATAGCCCTAGCAAACTCCGCAGCATCAGCGAATCCACTAGATCTTTGAGCTTCAGTATATCTTCCATTTTCTTCTTTACCCCCACCAACAAAACCAGTGCCTACATGGGCCGGTTCAGGATATCCTGTATGGCCGTAGCCACCCCCATTAGGATTCTCATATCCACTGGTATAGAAACCGTCCCCAGTTTTGCATTGTTCTTCGGTTAAACATGCCCCGTTTATAGTAAGCCTTCTTCCGGTTTCATTGCTACTGTTTGTGTAATCGTTTGCGTTTGTTTCAATACGCATATTATATCCCATACCATCCCCATCCTGTCTGGTATGATATATACAAACATCAAGGTTTTTTGTAACAACTGCTTTTACTATATTTCTAGCGTCACCAATGCCTGACGAATTTCCCGTAAAATTGGTCGCATGTCCCACCTTACTGTTAATCGCTCTAGCAAGAGCGTGCATACGGTTTTCCCTATTTGCATACCAATCAATAACAACATGTTTAATGTTGGAACCCGATGGCTCCGCGGCGTTCATCGCTTCCCAAGCTTCAAAATTAATACCACCCACACCAGACCCACCAGAGTTGCCATCCCCTCCCGTACTTTTTATACCTAACCAGTAATACACCGACACACCCCCATCATGGATTCTAATATAATCCATCTGTCCACCACCATCATTTATTCTTACACCGTGGGTGGAACCAAGCATATCCATATAACCAACAGGAAGGGCATGATCGTCTGTCCCACGAGGGTTAAACCATGTAGTTACACCATTAGAATATCTATGATCTTGGTATCCCGTCACATCTCCCAAACTACTGATATAACACATCGGGTTAGCCATTCCCTGTTCACCAGTATTAACAACTACAGTTAAACCCGGATTATTATCTCCCCACAAACTAGCGTGTTCTCCCGTAACACCATTCATATTACCATGAATTTGCGGTAATGCAGGCAACCTTGCCCCTCCAGCTGCTTCCACCCAATCTCCAGATTCTGTACCATCATAATGACTATCTTCATCATCATTTGTTTTAACATATCTTTGTGTAGTATAATAAGGATTCCAAGGGGTTGATAGTGTAGAAAAAGATCCTGTTCTAGTAAGGTAATTTATATTCTGCTCTTGCCAAATATAGTTTATGGATTGCACTCCACCCATAGGATCTATTCCCCGAAGTGTAATCTGGTTTCCATTATCTTTGTTTGAATAATAAGCATTTAAGTTATCTGCGGGGTCTATATTTTTTATTAAAGGTACAGAATTATTAAAATCAATAACAAGCTGACCTCCGGGCTTCGGTTCAACCAGCTCATACCACCATCTACCTCTACACTCTGAATAAGGATAAGTACCCTCACCATCAGGTGGTCCGCTATTTGGGATACCATCATCAATAGGATCGCCTAGATCAATAACGTGGCTATTCCACACATAGTCTTGGTACTCGGACCAGATTTCAGCCTTGCCTTCACGATCCACAGCTGACGCTGTGAGATAGGTGATATCAGCACCCTTGTAATCAACACTATAGTACTCGTTTGCTGGATACATAGACCCATCATACATTTTCATATAGTCATCTTTAGTATTCCGCCATAGAGCTGGGTCACCAATTTTTTCTAAGGTTCCTTCGTGTGTAGTAAATCCAGCTTCGACTTCTTTATTAAGGATAAGTGTAGACGATCCTATGTTTACTGTTTCCAGTCTTTCCCTAGCTGGAATTGGGTTGGGGTTAACTACACCGTAGTTATAAGCACCCCCGTACTGGAGATATTCGTATGTCTTCCAGTCCATATTACTGGTATAATCATCCAAAGAGGCTGTTGGAATTATAGTCACATCGACAGAACCAATATTATCTTCTTGTGTTAGATCATCAGTTTCTACAAATTTATAAGCCCTAAAAGCATTAGCAGGGACCGTGAAATATGGTTCACCGGGATCATAACCATCAGGCGGCTGATCATAGTCTGCATACGCTACTTCCATACCAGTATCAATTACCAACAAGATACTAGTTTTAGCATCCACTGTTAACCAACTAAAGTATACTTGGTCCAAGCCGCCGGACGAGTCAAGCTGGCTTAAACTTCCAATACCTGAAACAAACTCTGTACCATTTCTCTTATCTAAAGAAGATTGGGTGGTGCAGAAAAAGTTAGTCAAAGCGTCACACTCAGTAGGCAGCCTCTTCGATGGGATCTGCCGACCAACACCACCACTAAGGGTAAAGATGGGTATTTTTACTGGGAAATATGATTGTGCTCTTGATGCCCTAGCCATTGTCACTGGTCCTCCAATATCTAAACCTATCCGGATCGTTATAACCACTTGCTCTATTATGAATTGCTCTTAGTTTTGGGGTACCAGACCCAAAGATTGTCCTTCTCTTATCATCTACATCTGCATTCTTACCCTTGGCTGTATACAAAACCTCAAGCTCTTGTAGATACCGATCCGATTGCACATCTCCTTGGACAATCATTTGATATTGACGAGCAGCCTGAGCCATGATAGCCCTCTGTACTACAGTATCCATATCTTCCCACGCAATCTTTACAACCATTTCTACCCAGTAATCTTTGTTTTCTTCCCAAAGATCTGTTTGGTCAGTGACATTAAACAAGTATTGGGTTGAGCCGCTAGATCTTGCTACACCTAGGATTCTATATCCATCATCATTATTATGATCTGATACTAATTCCGCAGAAAGGACATTGGACCCTAATTGAATTTGACCTGTTGCGTCCAGTCTGTATTTCTTGTTGTATGTATTATTAGCTAGACCACGGAACTGGTAATCTGTAAGCATTCTGTCAAGGACACCCTGACAAACGCCGGTATCGATACCACCGAGATCATCGAGGTTATCTACCGTGGATTCACCTGCCATCAAAAGCATGTGATTAATAGCATCAAGCTTAGATATCATACCCATGGTAGTCCTCCTCTATACTCAAGAATAGCTAGGTCCAACTGTTAACGCTACAATATGAGTAGCATCGGTATTAGTTCCCTTAACTCGTTTAACACCAATAGGAATTGTGGTACCTACAGGAACGGCTTTGAAAAGCACTGTCGTGCCTTCTCTTGTAATAACATTAACATCCCCAGCACCACCAACATATAGACCATCACAAGGAAGATTGGTCTGATCGTTAGAGTCATGGGGAGTGACTGCTACTGCGTCTTTATACATCTCATAAGGCATATCTATCTCTCCTATGGTTAAGGGTAAAACCTCCCTAGGCCCGTTAAGACCTAGGGAGGGGGTTACTGACTATCAGGTAGTTCCACCTAATCCCTCAGCGGGGGTGTTCAGGTAGGATGCACCGCGGAGAGCGCCTCTTTCCTGAGCCAATTCACCGGAGCCGCCATCCTTACTCATGGCTCTGCCATGAATGACAGCAGCACACTCTGGACGGAGTACACCAGTACCGCCCATCATGCTAGCGACGGTAAAGGTTGTGTTACGACGGACATCATCCACCGTATCAACCTTCAGTCCCTGAAGCTTCAGAGCAGCAACTGCTTCTGGAAGCCACATGACGGCACGGATCTTCGCATCACCAAAGTCCTGAGCATACTTAGCTTCGCCAAGATCAGCAGCAGAGCCGTTAGCAGTGAGGACGTGGTTACTCTTGATGATAGTACAACCCATGTACTCAAGAGTATCATGGAGCTGACCAAGACCCTGATTGTATGGAGCACCGAGGCCACCTGCGGCAGCAACGCCACCGAACATTGGCTGGGAATCTTCGGCTGCCGAAGCAGTACGAGCGATACCAAGTGCTCTGATGTCCATAAATGCCTGCGGTGAGCAAGCCATGTACAGACTACCATACGGAATATGAAGTTCCTGAAGATCGACAATAAACTTCTCGATTGCTTCAAGAGCTGACAGAGCGCCAGTTGAGCGATCTGCCTGAGAAGAAGCTGCGTCTCCCCATGCTTCAAACTTTCTCGTCGTAGCACCACCACTGGTTAAGTGCTCGCCATAACACATGGTGTCAAGCTTAGCCTCAGTGATGTCAGAACGAGGATCATTCGCAAACGGATCTGCCGTAGCAGCCCGCACAAGATACGAATAAAGCTGCTTATCTCTAGCGTTAGCCAGAGTCAGAGCAGCCTGACGGGCCAATTCTGATCTGTACTCCCACTGAGTCAGCATAAGGTCAACATTGTCCATCTCGAAGTGCGAGGCCATTGGACGCTTATCCAACGAAACCACGAAGCTGGTAGCCGTTGAGGTACCACCAGACAGCTCTTCACCAGCATCCCAGCTAGCCTTGAGAGACACGCTTCCCGTGATGGGGAACTCAGCGGTTGTACCGCTAGCGATTGTTCTCGAAGTAACGAGAGGCTCAAACATGTTGTATTCATCATACGCATTAATGACTTCGCCTGCCCAAATTGGGAGCCAAAGTTTACCGGGCGGGTTAGCTGCCGAAGTACGACCGCCAACACCCTGTGCAGAATTCCGATACGTCATCGCGTTCGGATTTAAATCTGGATATGCCATTGCATATTCTCCTTAATTTAAAACTATTAATTAAAAAAGCGGATTTAATTCTTAGCTTTAGATTATTCCCGAAGGAGTCCTACACTAGCGGCTTATGCCACCTCTGACATTACCTTGCCCTTTATCCAAAGGGGAGGCGTGGTCAACTTAGACACTTACCATAGGTCCGCAAAAACCTAGAACGGAAGAGAATTCCAATCTGTCATGGACATTCTTGCTTCCACCTTTTGCCTGAAAGCAGGCTCAATATTAAACCTAGGATCGTTTCTTTCAGCTTTGAATTCTCTTTGAGTACTATACGGAACCACACCAGTCTCGCTGGCAGGAACCGAAGTGAGCTGCTGATTTTGCGCAGGCTCAGCAGCCTTCTGAGAAATCGCGGCTTGGTCATACATAGATGATAATCCACGAAGGGTCACCTCATATGATGGCGAAGCCAGTCCTATGTTTATTGTTTGCAGTTCTTCAGCAGTCAAAGACTGTGAAGCCCAATCAAAAATCTGTTGCAATCTCTGCTGTCCCCCAACTACGTTGGAAGCCTGAGCAAAGTTCTCACGAAGCCTAGCCTTTTGGCCAGACACATAATCATCAATCATCTTTTCAGTAAAACCAGTCTTAGTTCTAATTTCATTTCTAGTTTCTTCTGAAATTTCTCCAGTCGAGGCCATCTCCATAGCCCAAGCTTCATAAGTTTCTTGAGTAACTCCAACCGCCTCGGCTTCAGACGCAACCTGCTCTTCTTTAACTTGCTTCTGAATTCGTAGCTCAGGACTGTCTTGTGTAATAGGAGCTTCAGTAGGAGCGGGGGCTGATTCAACAGGAGGAGCTTCTTCTGGAGGCGGAGCAGAACCTTCTGTTGCATACTGCTCCTTTAGTTCAGCAATCTCTTGCTGTCCTCTAGTATAATTAGCCTGAGCTTCTTTAAGACTCGAGAACCATGACTCGACACTCTTAAAGTTTTCAGGAATAGGTTGACCAGTGTTTTCCACATAAGTCTTAAAGGCTCGTTGCTCTGCTTCGAATTGAGGATCTTCTACCTGACCAGAAGGAAAAGTAGTTGATGCTGTTTCATTAGTCCCAACTTCTACATTATTAAGTTGAGTCCCGTCAGAGGATTGTTCAACTTGTTCATTAGTCATAAATTATATTCTCCTTGTTTATCAACGACCGCCGCTGGCGGATATAAATGTCTTTGCTTTAGATCCAGTTCTTGATGTTTTACCAGTTAATCTTGAGGCCTTTGCTCGTCTGCCAGATACACTAGATCTAGCCTTAGCACTAGCCTTAGCTTTAGCTTTAGCTTTAGCTTTTGTTTTTCTTTTCTTAGCCATGTCACTCTCCTTTATGCAGGAACTCCTGCTCTTGGTGGAT